GTATATACGCTGGGCAAGTTCTTGTTTTCTAGCGTCTAAAGCAGATGATAGCTTTGTACTCATTACAATACTAAAATCATCTTGAGCGGAAGCGGTTTCATCATCTATAATTTTTTGAATCATCTGGTGCGTTAGTTCTTGTGTTTCCATTTTTTCCTCTTCAAAATATTTATCACGTTTGTTGACCCGTCTCTCTACTTAGAGCAGCGGCCTGTTCTGAGCCAGGCATACCGGCTTGAATGCCAGGGGGATCTTCTTCATTTTCTTTTTCAATTTCTTCTATTTCTGTATCACTTAATTTTAATATGTTCTTTCTTACATACTGCTTACTAAAATACATTCCAACGTAAGGGGACATTTGATTAAGAACATCCAGTCTATTTCTTAAATTTTCAGCCTCTTTAATTTCCTGGTAATACTGATCTTGGGCGTAAGAATAATCTAATTTTTCTTTTATTTCTGTCCAGTCATCTTCAGTAATAATATTTTTAAGAACTAACTGAGTCTTCAACAAATCATCAAATAACGCATTAAACTTTCTACGAAGCCTGCTTATAAACTTAGCAAACTTTAATTCATCTCTATTAATCTCTGCCGCACGGCCGAAATTAAACCCTGACGATTCTTGTTGAAAACGAGAAGCAGGTACATTTAAAGACTGATACACTTTGTTTTGAAAGTACTCAATGTCTGCAATCTGTCCAAGATTTTCTCCACCGGCAAGGGTAGTAATTTCTGTACCTCTTCCCCCCTCACGCCTTGGTAACCAAAAATCTTCTAACATCGTCATAAATTTACGATCATCTTTAATTTCTCCTGTTGATGAATCGTAAACAATTTTATTTCTATACCGAGCCATAATATCTTTCATATACTGCTCGGCTTTTAACTTAGGTAAATTACCTACATCAATATAAAATATTCTTCTCTCAGGTGCTCTCGCCAGGCGATAAATTACCAGAGAATCGGCCATCATCTTTAATTGATTGACTGGCTTTATTGCTTTATGTAAATAACCGATAACAACGTTTCTATCTAGATCCAAAAGCCCGGAAGGGCAAAACGTAATTGTATCGGTTGTAATTCTAATTCCAGAGTTAGCAGTAGAAGGAGCAACTCCGGGGGTAAAGTTTAAACCTTTTTCATTGTAAATAAAAAATTCATTTATTTCTTTAATTACTTCAACCCCGTTATCAAGTCTTTCTTTCTTAACTTCTCTAACTTTTCTAATTTTTCTTGGATCAATAAAACGAAGCTCTTGAATACCTTTTTTAGTTTGCCCTGGGGAGGTGTTTACCACTTTCTGGTAATACAATCTTCCATCCACATACCACCGTCTAAAAATATCATGAGCTTTGTCTTTAAAATCCAACAGAGATAAAATCTTATCAAACTCTTCTTCCACTAAAACTTTAACATTATCTGGCAAGTCAACTTTCTCTAAATCAATTGAAACAGGAGGCTCGCTGTCTACTGCAGCGATAGCCTCTGATACAATCTCTTCTATAGCTGTATCACAATCAGGGTACTTAGCAACCTCACGATACCGAGTAATTAGCTCGGACTCGCTTCTTGCCGAGGCGTCTATATCTACATAAGTGCCGTAATAACCACCGGCAGATACGGTAGATGCTCCATCATCAGGAACAGGGGTAATAAAGGATTGCTTCTTTACCCCCTGCTCTTGATCATTAGTTTGACGCCCAATAGTAAACCCAAAAAGTTTAATTGCCATAATATACTATCTATCTATTAACTAAAAATAGATTGTACGATACTTCCCAGGACAGTGCCAGTAGTACCAGCAGTTCTGAAGGACTGGTATTGGAAAGTAACATTAAAGGTAGATAACTGATCATTAGCAGCGAAGTCTAATGAGACCGGTGAAAGATCGATCGGGAACGCATCTTGTAAAACATACGACTTAAGAATGTTACCGTTTCTATCCAACTGGAATACATCTAGATTTCTTTGATATTGAACTGGGTTAAGTCTACCGACTTTAGTTTGCAGATCTTCCATTCCAACCATCCACTGCTCAATAGCATTTCTAATAGACAGGTTTGAGTCGTTAATAACTGTAACGGTCCAGGGAGCAAAAATTCTATCCCCAGCCATTTTAACTTCTCTACCCCTATATTGAACTATAGCAGGGTTAATAGTAGATCCAGGTAATTCAGCTACTGAGACCAAGAACGGTGCCTTAGCAACAGCAGCTGCTGCCCCTGCAACATATGTTGGAAAAGAGAGCTGTACTGCAAACTGATTAGGGCGTGCCCCACCGTTTGCTAGAGCTGATTTAAAACGCTCTACGTTAAAAGCTGTTGTCATTTATACTCTCCCTTTAAGCGCCAACTTCTTCAAAAGAAATTCCGGTTCGTGTTGCAATGAAATTAAGCTGAATAAAGTTAATAGAGCGAGCAGGTTTGACAAAAATGTCAGCTACAAACTCGTTTCTATCAATCACTTCTCCAGTATTATTTGTTTCATCGCATACGACTTTAAAGTCTGTAATACCACGACGACCCTGAACGTCTCTCAAGAACGGCTCTACGAGATTTCTAAATTGAGCTCTTGTAAATGCATCGTTAAATTCAAAGAGCTGGAACTTAGCTGCTGTAGCAATAGCTTTCTCTAAAACAATAAACAATCTGCGAACGTTAATTCTATCAAACGCAGAAGGCTTGGCCAAGAGTGTCTTATCACCGAACAGAATAGTTCCCTGGCCGGGGAATGTTACCACCGGGTTAACACCTTTTTTATACAGGGTATCTCTATCGGTTTGTCTTGGAGAGAAGGCCAGTTTAACAACGTTCTTAATTTGACCGCGGTTAAAGCCAGCTGGCGAGAACCAAGGATCGTTGGTGAAGTCCGTTCTAACTGCTAATCCAGCGATGTCGCCGTTAAGCGGGACCCAGCGATAAACATCATTGTACCTATCATACTGATATTTCCAACCCGAGTCCAGAACAGCGTAGGAGCTAGAAGGCAGCGTATCACGGAATGCCGTTACATCGGTAGCCTCGTCACCAATATTGTTTACTACATCACTTAACTCCGGAGAGGCAAACACCACGCAATCTTTGCGATTCTCTGCAAGACTAATTGCATAGGTAACTACCGTAGAAGAGGCTGCACCCAACGGGATAAGTGAGACGTCGTAGAGCTCATCATTGGAAAATATATTTAAAGCTGAAATAATGTTTCCGTCAACCGGGGTATCATTGGATAAACCACCGGATAAGGAAACTGATACGTTTGCTGCTAGATTGGCAAAGTTTACACCCTGGGCAGCTGAGCCCCAGTTCGATCCAATTGTCGGGTGATCCATCCACCAGATGTATTTGGATTGACTGTTAAGGACATTTTTATAGTACGTAGAAGTACCATCAGCTGATTTAGCATCAGATGCTTTAGAAACAAACGGAAACTTTTCTAATATAGTATTCGGAGTACCGGTCCATGCACCGTCTTCATCAATAACGATTACGTGCATCTCATCAAAGTTTGCTCCAGAATTTAATGCAAAGTCTGATCTACTTGGTGCCGAATCAAAATTAGCTGCATAAGCCCAGTTTGAATACGTATTACCATCAGCCATAGAAACTCTTAACGAATTTCCTAAATTTCCAGCATATTTTGCTGCAAATTCTCCAACGCTTGCAGAACCATCAGCATATGTTGCTTGGTACTCATCTTCGTTTTTAATTAGTATAGCGGTTGCAGCAGCGTTAGCAATTGCATTTTTGGCGGTGTATCCAACCACACGGATTACCTGAAGATTATTTCCATAAGATAGAAAGTTAGCTGCGGTAAAGAACGACTTGTATGTGTCGTTGTTAGGTTTACCGAAAACCGATACCAGCTCGTTTTCTGAATCTATAGTAGTAACTTCATCTACGGGTCCCCATTGGAAGGCGCCAGCAAAACCGCCGGCCGTAGTAGCAACAGCTGGGACAATAGATGTTAGGTCCCTTTCTGTTACTAGAACGCCTGGTGAGAGCTGAAATGCCATCTTTTTCTCCTTATAATGTTAGTTTTCATTACAAATTTATTTACCGTATATTTATAAATACCGGGATTTGTAAGATTCACGTATTATTTTCCAAAAATTCTTTGAACCTTTTGTCATAATCGTCTGTTAACCAGAGATCTCCCTCAATCACTTCGGGTTGAAAATGCTCTGGAGTCCCATCGTTTATAAATCCAAAAGGGGTTAATTCTTCTTCTATGTTAATCATCTGCTGTTTATAAAGTGCTTCTCTATTGTTAGAATTCATTAAATCTTTAAATAATGAATCGTTAGAAGCCCATGCAAACAGTACAAGCGTCATTACTAAATCATCATAATAGCCTTCATCCGCTTCAAAGGAACCGTTGTGTTCAATGAAGGTAGAAAACTCTGATATTACATCTTTATCAAATACTAATAACTTATTATTCTCTACTAGAGATTTAAGAGAGGCGCACCCAATTCTTTTAATCTGTTTAGTAGTTCTTACACCAAGTGTGGCACTCTTGCCAGAACTGGATAAATGTTGGCCGTATCTAGAATCACTTCCAACCCAGATCATATTTTCATACTCTAATTCATTATGAATAATATCGGCTACCTGCTGACCTATATCATTTATTTCAACTAAAATAAACGCATTATTATAATCCTTAGCAACTTTATGAATTATGCTAGGATAGAGTAATGGGGAAATTTTATTATCTCTATATTTAGCTACAATTGAAAATGGATATTCAGTTGTATCCACTACAGTAAAGGCGGAGTGATCGCCCCCGACCCCTCTAGACGTATCAACCGTAATGAAATAAGAACGCCCTTTACTCGGCTCCTCTATAATGTCTAAATTGTCTTTAGAATGTACAAATGTTTTAGGAGAAAGTCTTGAAATAGTGTCAGCTGAAATGAGGGTATTAGATGAACCAAGAAATGCACATAATACTTCTTGATTAAACTTTATTTCACCTAAAAGAGCTTTTTGTTCAGCTGCCCATTTTTCATCCCTCTTAGGATGTTCCTTATATTCTACCCTTAATGGGGTAAATCCGTTGGTACCGTTTTCGGCTTCATTCCAAAATTTCCAAAAATGATTATAACCTAAAGGGGTAGATGTTAGAATAATTTTTGTAGTTTCACCAGCCGATACCACCGGGTATACGGATGTGAAAAACTGTTCAGCAATATTGTTTGGAATAATGGCTGCCTCATCCACATAAAGTAAGTTAACCGACTTACCACGAATACCAGCTGAAGAGGTGGCTGCAGTAAATACTGAAGATCCATTTTCTAGTTCCACATCACCTTTATTCCATGTTTTTATTCCCTGCTGCATCCATAAAGGTATATTTTCATACATCAGTTGATAGCGTGAGAGTATTTCCATAGCAGCATCGGATTTATGCGCCAGAATTGCTACCTCTTTATTGTTATTAAACAATGTATACCATAAAACATAGGCAGCTACCGTTTGAGACTTTCCCATCTGCCGGGGCTGCATACTAATTACTCTTCTATTATCTTGAAGAGTATGTATAAATTTTTCTTGATAAGGGAAAAGATTAAAAGGAATTAACTGTTCACTGTCTAGCGATACTATTTTACAATAAGTTTTTATAAAATAGATAGGATCATCTTTACATTTTAACAGTTCCTGGACCTGTTCATACGAATATTGTATGACATATCCAATCTGCTTTAACGATCTGTTGCCGTTATAGGAATTTTTATTTTGAGTCAATTACTTTTGCTCTTTCTGCACTAATCACTTTCATTAATTCTGAAGTAGAGCCAGCAAATACTATATTATTGGTAGTATTGTAGTTTTTTGTTGTATCACCAGAAATTTCTTTTTTCTTTTTATGAACCTCTAAAAGATCTTTGGCCATTTCTGATTGTGTTTTAATTAATTGACCAGCAACCTCATAAGCCCGGGGATGCTCGGAGTTTCTAGCCAAATCAATTAATGTATCTAATACAGCGTCATTTTTTGTAATTAGGTTTCTAAGTGTACCTCTTGCTAGTTGGTAGTCAGCATCTTGTTGCTCTTCTTCCGGTACCTCAACTGGAAGAAGAGACATAGGCTCTTTTTCCTCTTTAGCTGGTTCTAGATTAAAAACTTTATTGAGGTTATCATCTATCTTCATTAAAAATCCTCAAACGTTTCAGTAAACCCTATCGGGTCCCCTGGAACTGCTGTATCAGGTGTGACTGATACCGAATAGCGTTGTAATTGATCAGTAAGATCAGGCTTATTAAAGGTATTAACAGTAGTAGTACGAATGACGCCTTGTTTGGAAATAGGTCCAAACATATTTAATTTTAGAGTAAAATTAAGAGTCCAGATTACTGCACGCCTTTGAATTAAGTCTCCTTCATATTGGTCTTCATAATTTACATTATCAAGTATGATAGGTAAATCATTTTTAATACCTAATTCAGGAATAGCATTAAGCGTGAGGTTAAAATCAGGATTAAAATAAGGTAAAATTTGTTCTATAATTTGAAGCCC